TTACCAGCTTGTCCCGTTGTTGATGCGATGCCACGTCCCGGAAGCAACGCACGAGTAGAGATAGGTTGCGTCCATCTGTATTTGTCCCGGCGTACAGGGATCAGTCGCACCGGGTGTACCGAATGGGACGACAAGAGATCCTGAGATTTTAGCGACTGGGGTTGTTACGGGCGGGAGGGTGACAGAAGACGCCAACAGCTGCGCCATTCCGTTTCCGACAGATCCCGATCCGCCAGAATAAACCCAGCGGGAATCATACGCATTACCGGTCTTGGATGTGTGGACATTCACCGCAAATGTATCCTGCGTGCTATCTCCGGCCTCCACTGCAACATTGCCGCCATTTAGGCGCGTTAGCCAAACTTTGTTTTTCGGGTTCAGGACGACATTCCCATTGAATGCTCCGTACTGCACATCGCCATTGGCCTGCACGGAGGACTGGGTATATCCGTTGTCGATATTGTTCGAGCAAAGCGTGTAACCCCCACACCCTGAATAGTAAGACGTTGGGCGTGATGGGTTGAAGCCCGCAATATTACTTGTGACGGTGACAAGAGAATTTTTCGTGCCCGCAAACAGAGTGCCGCCAGCGTTCTGCATGTTATTGCCGGTTATGGTGGCGAACCATGTATTTGACAGATTTATGGCACTTGCGTTTTGAGAGTTGCTGTTCCCCGAGAACGTGTTCCCGCTGATGACGTATTCATTGCTGCCAGACGCCTGAACGCCCGTGTAAGAGCGCGTGGTGTCATCAGTCCAGCCAAACACCATGAAAAGTCCTGACTGGATATTCACGGAGGCAACCGTGTTCAGCTTGAAGCCGTAATTGGCGGTGTTCATATGGAAATTGTTGAACAGCAGGTTCCCGGCCAGATTTGTGGGTTCCGTCGTGCTGCTGCCATCCCAGTCAACGCCGGTTCCGTTGCCCAGAATTTCGCCATTAGAGAACCACAAGCCTTCAACGTGTCCCTTGACCTGAAAGCCGATAGCGCCGCCCTGAAGGATGGAGTTCGTCCACTTTGTGTCGATAACCGGCCTTTGTCTCGTGTTTTTCGCATCGGTGCCCGGATAACCGTAGAGGTCCACGTCCACCGTATCGGTTGGGGCGCCGACGTAATAATCTGGCAGCCGGATTTTCACATTATTACCTATAGGGGCGAGGCCTTCCGCATAGATGCCTTTATGCCATCCTGCAGCACCCGAAGCGGAAAAGATGTTCAGGTTTGACAGAACAACAACGTTGCTGACGCTGGTTTCGTGGGTTCGGGTCAAGGAGAGGGCAACGTCTGTCTGGGTGTTGATAACGCCTGTGAATATCAGGCCCATATCCCGCACGGTAATAGCGCCTTCACCTGTCGTACTGATCGACAGGCCGCCTGCACCAAACGTCAGATTTGATACTCTGGTGCCTACTCCAGATACCGAGACGCTTCTTCCGTCTGTGATGACTATGGACTGTTTGACACTGGAATAGCACCGTCCTCTTGGGACAATTATTCTCACCCCGTTGACATAACTGCTGTCAGAAGCGACTTTGGAAAACGCCGCTGCCATCGTCTGCGCGTTGTCGGTCACTCCGTCACAGACCACGCCGAAATCAGCAAGGTTGAGCGTATCTGCGAAATGTGCCGCAAGAGCCCTGCTTATGGTTCCATTCACAGCTGTAGCAATGGCGGCACTGGTGTCCGTTCCGGAAGCTGATCCGCCTCGCATAGACGGGTTCTGCAACTGACCGTCAGCGTTGAGACCCGGAATACCGCCTGGTACATCCTTCTGAAGCGCACTCCAAATAGTTCCCAAGGTCTGTTTGTTCCATTGGGTCCGCGGGGCACTTACCACTGATGCCGAGGACACGCCTCCGCCTGGAGCAATCCACGGGATGGTGATAGGCTCGGCCACTGCCAGTGACGGCAGAAGCGCTAATATTATGAGGAATTCTCTCATTTGCCATCATCCACCTGAGTTGCGGCAGCGGCGTTGTTTTGGAAGCCGTTGAAATTGGTGCCTGCTCCCATGGCCGGGCTGGCTGATAGAAGCGCGACAAGGAAGGCGGCAAGAGCCTGAGGCGACAAGGGCATGCCGGACATTATGCCAGTCATAGCTGAATATGAGAATGTTCCGATATCCATCCAGAGGCTACCGCCCTCCGGCGCCGTCGTTGGAGGCGTTTGACCAAGCTGGAAGCAGCCGAGAGCCACGATCGAGACGGCAAAATTATTCGCAGTGACTCGTATCGCGCAGGCGCCAAGGGCTGGGCTGTTCTGCATGTGGATATACCGACCGTAGCCTTGAAGCATGTTTCGGCCCCCACGTACACGCAGGAGATCCGGCATGAGCGGGCGGACGGATGGGGTAATCAGACAGCGGATGTGCGCAGTCCTCGAAGAAGCATCCGCGTGCGTGAACACATATCGTGACTGGGCCAATGTCGTGAAGGGTCGGACGGACCAAGCTGAAAGAGCACCTCAGCTGCGTCCATGAATTTCATGGAGAGCCAACGCATTGTCGCTGGGGTCGCAGCATTATCTTTTATCCGGCGGATTTCAAACGCCTACTGCTAAACTTGGAATGCCCCTCAAAATCGTTAAACGTGTCCGATCAGAAACGTATTATGTCCGCGGAACCATCAAAGGACAGCATATTTATGAAAGCACAGGAACTTCTGACTCCCGCCAGGCAGAAGAATACAGGGCGAAACGCGAAGCCTAACTCTGGCAGGATAGCATCTATGGCAAGCGAGCCGTTGTAACCTTCGCCAGTGCAGTCGCTGGCTATGTCGAGGTCTGAAGCGTCGAAGGCCCATTTGCGTCGCCTATTGGATTACTTCGGCACCAGGCGTTTGGCTGACATAGATCAGGTAGCACTTGATCAGGCCTATCGTCACATTCTGCGCGATGGAACGGCGGCCAGTCCTGCCACACAGGTAAGATCCGTCCTTACTCCTCTGCGTGCCGTCTTGGAATTTGTGGCTGTCTGGAGATGGTGCGAGCGTCCAGCGTTTGACAAGCCATGCATTCCAGTGAGTCGAACGATTTACCTCGGGCCTGCGTAGACCTGAGGGGGAGACGTGCTGTCGTCTGGCAGAAGCAGGGGAGTGAGCGGCATAGCGATCTGTCGCCCTGCGTCTGTGCGTCTCTGGCTTCTCTGCCGAACCGGGATGGCCGCGTATTTCGTACCGTTCGTGCGAGGAAATCAAGGAACGGTCGGACGAGCGGTGGTCAGATCAAATCCGGATGGTCGGTGGCTTGTCGCAAGGCGGGTCTGCTGGGGCACATGCGTGTATGGACCCCCGTGGGGCAAGAAAAACCGAAGAGTGTATTCGTTCCGGACGTCACTCCGCATGATGCCCGTCACACCTGGGCAAGTTGGCAATACTGCCTGCACAAGGATCTGATGCGCCTCAAGGCTGACGGCGGATGGGGTAACATCACGACAGTCACACGCTATGCCAAGGTGATGCCAGAGGCTTACCGGGCCGAGATACTGGAATGGCTGGGTATCAGGGTTTGAACTCACCGCCCCCGATTCGCAGGAGTACGCAGATGCAGAGAAGGGTGTACGGATTTGCTCGGTCACATCCGGCTTTATGCGGTACCAAGCGGCTCTAAGCGACCCACACTAATCAGCCCAATGGACTGAAAGGATCACTAGAAACTCTATATTTTCAAGGAGTTATCACCGGACCGAGTGGTGGGCGCAACAGGGATTGAACCTGTGACCCCTACCATGTCAAGGTAGTCTGACTTGTGATGAAAATGGCTGTTTTCTGCGGGTTGCAGCTAGAAAAAAAGGTAAGCTGCACGAAATTTGCACATTGCGCCCATTTCTCGCCCAGCTTCAAATGCCACGCTGGCAACCTGTAAGGATCTCTTACAGGTTCACCCATTGAGCAATCCTCAATAGTTCACGCGGAACTCTCCAAAATCACGCGCTCAGTTCGCCAGCGCATTATTCTGACTATCGGTCCATTTGGTGCCGTTGGCATGGTAGAATGCAGCAACACCGGTCACGCCGTTCAGCTTGCAATCCGAACACCACATCTGGGTTCCGTCCTGCGCAGGACGATAGACGTTATTGAGGTCGGATGCGGACATTGATCCCGGCGTGGTCCCCGCATTTGCGCTCAGCATTCCAGTAACGGAGAGGCTGGCATTCGTCCCACCACTGTCCTGCAGCTTCAGGGTATTCCCCGAAGGCGCTGAAAAATAGGGCGCACCATTCACACCATCCCCTGTGGCGGGCTCGATCTGCACCGTATGCCCGGGCCCCACGGTGACGTCACCACTTCCGCTGACAGTCAGACCACAATTGGTCCCTGAGCCGCAGAGCGCAACCGAGCTGTCCGACATGCCATACTTGATCGCGCCATTCACATAACCGCTGATCGTGCCATACCAGCTCTGGGCACGATTGGTGACACTCGGATTGGTGCCGGGCGTTACAACAGGGCCAACGTAGAGGTTCGGGTTCGCCCCCGCCACATCCTGCTGAAGCCGCGTGATCTGCCGGTAAGACATCCCGTCTGCGATGGCCACATTCTCACTCAGCGTGAAGGTCTTCCCAACGGCCGTACTGGCATCAAACCTGGAGCAATGACTGGCGACGTAAAGCGACTGGCCATAGATCGCACTGCTGTTGCAACCACCCCAGAGCGAAATCTGGATCGGCAGACTGCCTGAAACCACAACGCCTGCGCTGTCCTCGGTGAACTCGGTGCCGTCATTGATCGTACCGTTGGACTGCGGCGAAATCACATATCCCGAATACTTCACGCTGTGCGGCGTCTTGGCATAGGTCGCAAAATCCGTCTCTTCCGCCTGGTATTCATGCGCCAGAGAGGTTTCCGCACCTGCCGTCGGCTCGACATAGCTGGCATACACATTCCGGGCAAAAACCTTGCCGGGAGAGCCAATCCAGACCGTCGGTGTCGTGCGGCTGGAATAGAGCGACGTGTCCAGCTTCGTCACGTCCGGAACCGCCCCTGTTCCAGGGGCCTGCTCGAACACCGACCAGCCGTTGACCGTAATCGTATTGCCCGACCAGCCCGTGACATAGCCGCCATAAAAACGCGCGGTAGGGATCTGACCGGATGAACTGCCCGTATCCGTCAGGCTCGTATCAATGGAATTCGACCAGATATACATGCCTGCACGCAGCTGATTGATCTGCTCCGCCGTCAGCGCGGATGCCAGCGTCACGGAGGTGGCCGTATAGGCCGTGACCGGAAGGATCAGGCGGGCTGGCGCATTGTCGAGATGCTCGTAGAACCCCACGATGTCGCCCATGCCCGCGTTGGCGGAAACACCTTCATGCCAGTCGGTGCCTGAAATGGCCGCACGACCCGCACTGTCCGTCTGGGTGCCCCCCGTCGCAATCACGCACAGCGCGCAGCCATTGTTGTAATTACCATAAGGCCGTGCCGCGATGTTGACGATCGCGCTGGTGGCGGGGTCTCCGGCCGCTCCAGAAACGGAAGGGAGAGCCCACCCGCCCATCCACACAGCATCGGGGCCGCCAGCCAGCGCATCCAAGGCGCCTCCGTACAGCTTGATTCTCGGAGTTGCCGTCGGGAACCCCGATGAGGCGGTGTAGGAATCCTGCAAGGTGATAGACCCGGAAACCACCGGTGCCGTCACGTTCCCGTTCCCATCCAGCCCCGCCAAGCCTCGCGGCTTGTTATAGAACATGGCCCCGATCCACGCCTGAGAAGCATCCATGAAATAGGGCGGGTCCGCATATGCCGGGGTGCAGAGCGCCAAGGCACACAGGATGAGCGGGAGGGTCTTCTTCACTGTTCTATCCTTTGGAGCACGCCCGCACCTGATCGCGCAGGCCGATGTAATCCCCGATCCACCGGATCGTCTGTGGCTGCGGATGGGCCGTGATCTCTCCTGCAAGCGCTTGCTGGTCAGCTGTCGAGTACGTCACCAGCGTGGGGCAGGGGACATAGCGCACGTTGGTGCAGCCGGTGAGGGCTGCACACAGTAGGAGGGCCTTAAACAGCCGCATGCAGCCGCTCACGGAGAACATACCCCTCAAGCTGCCAGATCTTCTCGCGGGCATTGTCGCGCGCGATTTTGCGTCCAATCTCTGGGTTGAAGTTCTCGGGAGACGCGCAGGCGCTTTCACCCGTCACCGTAAAGCCATTGACGAGATGGAGAACGCATACCGTCAGCGTAGTGCCGGGGAAAACATGGTACTGTTCACCGACAATCTTTCTGTCGATCAGGTTCGGGGTCAGGCGCGGAGCATTGAGGCCCTTGGCCTGGATTTCATTCTCAAGCATCTGTTCGTTGGACATCATGCGTCCCCTTTTTTCAGCCGCGCCAATACGTCATCTTCGGTCGCGGGCTTGTCTGCCTCAGCCTGCGCCATGGCTTCGGCCTTCTGCGTCACTACGTTTGCGCTTGCCGTCCCGGCCTCTGCCGTGGTGACGCTCGCGTTGCTCTTCCCGGCCCGGTAGGCGAACCAGACGAGAAGCCCGAGGGCGATGACGACGAGCGCCACCACCCCCAGAGCCACGTAGTTGGTCAAGCGGCAGCTGCCGTTGCGGTCGTAGCCGTCTTGGTTTCCAGCGCAGTCACCAGCGCTGCAAGATTACCTGCGAGGCCGACCAGAGCGGTACGGGCGCCAGCAGTGTCGCAGTTCGGATCGAGCTTCTGGATAATGAATCCGCCCAGGACGGGCAGGAGTTCTTCACCAAGGGCAGCGGCTTCCTGAATTACAGTATCGGGCATGTGAGCGTTTCCTTTGTTGCTCGGGGTGTCCCGCAGTCAATCCGCGGCCGGTGCCGTGGGCTTGCTGAGGATTTCGGGGATGGCAGCCTTCACCTTCGCTGCGTCTTCGCGCGCGACAGGAACGGCGGTAATGCCCGGACGCAGGCGAGGGAGCGCCCACCCGATGCAGCCGCCGATGGCCGACATCAATTCGTAAAGTCCAGCCCACTTGCTGGTCGCTTCCGGGGGCTGGATCACGGCGCGCAGGATCGCGCAGGCGACAATCATCCAGGCCGGATAGATCAGGTATTGAGCCGGGATCAGATCGGGCAGCAGCACCAGCAGGGAGCCGACGCCGCCAGCTTTGAGGAAGGCGTTGACGTTCGGGTTCATGTGCCGGTTCCGTTCAGGCCAAGGCGGTAGAAGGCGTGATGGCCGATGACCTTCACGGGCTTGCGTCCTGCCGCCCATCGCGGAAGCGGGATGCCAAGCGCGAAATAGCTATCGGCACCGTTCGTGATGTCCGGCAGATCACCTGCGACCATCCGGTCTGCAAGCGTCAGGGCAGATCGGAAGAGCGGATCTTCATCGGTCACGGCTTCGGCTTTGGCGCAGTTGGGATCAGTCTTGTTCCAGCACGAAAACTGCCGTGGGCTGGCGCAGACGCTTTCGATGTCACGTCCCCACCAACCCGGCTTGGCCACGCGATGCGCGATGACGTTCAGAATGGCATGCATCCCGACCACGCCTTCGCCGCGGGCTTCGCCCCATGCCGTGCGGGCTGCGAGTTCCTGCGGGGTCATGTGCCATGCCAGTCCCGCCAGAAGGCGAGCAATTTCGGGCCCCATACTGCTACGAACACCAGAGCGGCTGCCACAGTCCCGCAGACCCATGTGAAGGCGGTTTTGAAGAAGGCCATGCCGCCCAGCAGATCCCTGGTCATGCCCTTGAGATCGCGCAGGTCCGTGTCCTGCCGTTCGCCGCGCATCCGGCCTTCGGTCTGGACCTCGACCAGCTTGAGCTGAATAGACGTCATGCCCTGCTCAAGCGCGGTAATGCGACGTTCATGGTCATCAACGCGACTATCGGACGGCGCCGGGAGGAGTGCCTCGCCCATCACTGGCACGCCGTCGCGCTGCGATAGAGGTTTCCGTTGGCATCGAGACAGGCAAACGCATTGCCGGTTCCCTTCGCCTGCGGGACCGTCACGCCGCCTTCAATGGTAAGAGACCCAGGCCAGTCGAACATCGGATTGTCTGCGTCCGTATAGAACGACAGGTTTCCATTCCAATGGGTCTGGAGGTAGTGACCGCCGCCTTTCAAGGCGATCCCAAGAACGCCAAGCTCCACCGCGTCAGACGAATCCTTCAAGGTTCCGGTAAACGTCGGATTGTTCACCGGAAGGTAGCCCGACAGATCCACGTTGACGGATACTGTGCCGTCAGTCGTCACGGCCAGCCCAGTTCCGACCTTCACTCCACCAAGCGCGGAAGACGTTGCGGGCGGGAGGGTGTAGGAGCCACCGCTACCGCCTGAGCACGAAGGGCAATAGATGGGGAGCGGGTTCGACTGCGTCCCGACGCGGCGCCCATAGCTGAACAGTTCAACCGGCGTGGCTGCCTGGGTGGCTCCGGCCTGAGCAGACGGAACGACAGACGACAGGATCGCAATCAGCGGGTTCTGCGGCGTGCCGGTCCGAACGCCATAGCTGAACGGCTCAACGGGGTTCGCGGCCTGCTGTGCGTGAGCGGAGATGGGAATGCAGAGGGGAAGGGCAAGCAATAGACGGCGCATGGGCAGCATTCGGAATTCGAATTGTGCCGCCAGCGCGAAGCATGCCGTGGTGTGAAAATAGCGGAAGTGCGGGCTTCAGTACAAGGGGAAAAGTGTTGACCGGACTCTCTCCGAAGTGAAATGGTATGTTACATTTTGGGGATTCATTATGAAAAAGTGGATGGCAGCAGCGTTCACGTTGCTGATTACTGGCACTACCTCGGCTCAAGTATGCCCTTATGATAGTCGATGCCTAAATAATCCTTATGGTGCGGGAAGTAGATTTGCTCCAAACGGGGTCAACAATCCATACAGCTCGTCAGGAAGCCGTTTTAGCAATGAATCGGCGAATAATCCGTATGCAACAAACGCACCAAAACTATACGACCAAAATGGAAATTACAGGGGGCGCCTGAGCTCAAACCCAAACGATCCGGATTCTACAAGCAATCCGAATGGCAGATATGGTAGCAAGTTTTCTCCCGACAGCATTAATAATCCGTACGGAGCAGGGAGCAGGTTTGCACCGCCATTAACTGTTGTGCCTACTGCTCCAAACTGAGATAATCCGTGCATGATTTTCCTTTGGATTGTTATCGCTGCGGCTTGGTGTTTCTTCTGGGTGAAGGGGAGGCTTTGGGCGGCGCTTCCTGTTCCAGCCTTCTTTGCAGTGATGGTGCTTTCTTCACTCAATGAGCCGGGACCAATCACCAATCAGCCGGGATACGATTACACACTTGCCCTTGTGCTGATCGGCCTATCATTCGCCCCCTACGCTATCCGCCGATACCGCGAAGAGAAAGCGGACCGGCTTCTGAATGGTGTCCGGTTCAACTATCGCGACTGACCCAGCAGGTGATTGATAACGGCCTGATCCGTCTGCTCCATCTTGGTCAGGCGTCGATTGGCGAGGGCGTGACCGATCAGCGCATTGCCAGCATGAAGCGCCGCGCCTGTTGCGCCGCCCGTCATCAAGCCGCCCTCCTGCGCTCCGAGTAGGCCGCCGAGAGTGCTGGCCACTCCACCGAAATGGCCGCCCCGGATTTCCTTCTGGCGCTGCTGCATTGCGTTCTTGAACGTGTTTGACCCGTTGGACCGAGCAGCATCGCGCATCGTCCGTTCTGCCATCATGTCGCGGTAGACAGTCCGAAGGCGCGCTTCCTGCTCCGGCGTGACTGCGTCTGTCCCCTTGGTGGCGACCGAAACCTCATTCTTGTCGATCTGCTTGATCAGGTTCTTCAGCGCCGTGTAATTCACGCTCTCGCCTGTCGGGGCGTTCGTGGACGGCTGAGTCAGGCCGCGCGACTGGAGAAAGCGTAGACTGTCGATATTGCCGGATCGGTGGGAATAGCCCTCCAAGTAATCGTGGAAGCCGGGCGCGCCCTGGTCGATGTGGTTGGCGAGATCATCCATGAATGGCGTCAACCGTGAAGCCGCTGCACGCATATGGCTGCTTTCGCTGGCTGCGGCTTGCTGGAGACCGTAGCCAATCGCTTTCCGGACGTTCCATAGATCGGACGGGTTGGCCCAACGAACCGGATCTTTCGGGTCATTCCAGAGAGCATGGGTGGGAGACAGATTCTCTTTGGAGAACGTGACTTTCCCCAGCGCTTCTTTGGCCTTTACGATAGCCTGCTGAACCGGCGCGTTCCCCTTGTTCGCTGCAATATGACTATCCAGCGTTGCATGAAGCGCGCCTACGGGGATGGCTTGCTCATCTGCAAATGCCTTCTCCCTTTGACTTTCCTCGAACGCCTTCCGCTCGGCTTCGAGGCTATGGATCTGCTCAGGCGTACCGATCGTCTCGCGCAGGTGCTGCGTGTAGGCGTGGTCATTTGCGCTATCGAGTGTCCGAAAAGCATCCGGATAGAGGTCCCGCAGATTGTTCTCAAGGCCAGCCATCTTCGAATCCTGCGTTCGAACGGCTGAAGTCTGGAACACTCCTGGCGTCTGGGCCTGATAAAGGCGCGTGCCATCCTTGCTGGTGAACGCCTTCACGATCGCGTCCGCAGCCTTCTCCGGATCGCTGAATGCGCCGACCTTGGAGATGGCCTTGATCTGGGCTTTCTCTTCTGCCTTCTGAGCAGATGTGCTGATCGGGGCTGGCCCGGCCGCTGCGGCCGCTGCTTGCACATCCGGCGCTGCTTCCGAAGTGTTGCGCGCGGTCGCGCCTTCCGGGTCCAGGTAATCGACGGCGCGCCGCATGCCTGCCGAAAGCCGGTCTGTGACTGGTGACAGGACTTTCCCGCCAAGCTTCCCGGCCGCGCCAAGGCCCAGAGTTAGCGCCGCCGCATCTTTCCAGTCGCCTCCAGCAAGACCGGTCTGCGTTCCTGCTGCCAGTGCATTGTTCGCATACCGCATGGCGGCCGGCCCTTCACCGGTCAGGGCGTTGGCTGCAATGCGACCGGCCCGCGAGCCATCAAGCGCAGCAGCAGCAGGACGAACGATCCGACCACCCAGACCAGTTGCCAGTCCGGCGCCGAGCATCGTTCCCGCCGCGTCAGTGTAGCGCGCGCCATAGTCATCCTTACGCGATGCCTCGTCTTCATCCTCTTTCGAGGCGACCCAATCACCGGCCTTCTGAGCAGCTTTGGAAACCGGATTGTCCATGTGATGTCCGAGAGACGTGGCCCAGCTCACAAGGTGAGGGACGCCAACGCCAAATGTCCGGTCGATTTCCCGGCCTGCCGAGTTCACTGTGTCGTTGACGAGGGTCCATGCCTTTTCGGCGCGGGAGAGTTCGGGTTTTGACGCCGTGCTTTCGCCGTCCTCATGCCCGAACATGGCGTCAAAGGCTTGTCCTGAACTCGGCTTGACCGGTGCGGAAGAAGCGTCTCCAAGGCTGCTACCGAACGTCGAGGCAAAGGCGTCCGTGGCATCTGGCGCGTTCTGTTGCTTCTGGGGTGGCTGATAGTTGGCCGCGACTTTGCCGGGATATGCCATGGTTTCGGAGTTTCCCCATCTGGTGCGGTCAGTCCCGCCGTTGTAGGCCCGGAGCGCGTCCGGGAGATTACCGTATCGCTTCAGGTTCTCGTCCAGCAGACGGGCCGCGCCATAGATTGACTGGACCGGATCTGTCGGGTCGATGCCGAGGCTGCGGGCCGTTTCCGGCATGAACTGCATGTGGCCTATGGCACCAGCCCGCGACCGGGCTTTCGGGTCGTTCTTTGGATCCTCGACCTGATGCACAGCACGAAGGACGTTCGGGTCTACGTTCCAGTATTTCCCGGCATCCTCATAGGTCTGATCAACGCTCGCCACTTGGTACCAGCCCGGCAGCAGCCATCGCGTTGTAATTCTTCTTGAACTCTTCGATCTGGCCTGACTTCTTCATGCCCTGAAAGACCGTCTTGCGCTCGTCTGGCGTCATCCGAAGGAGCTGATAGGCGCGGGGGTCAAAGCTCTGGCTGAACTGCTGGTTCCACTGCTGGAACTGCGCAGGCTGCAATCCGGCCTTCTGCCAGGCTTGCGCCTTCGCGTTGATGGCGTCCTCATTGCCCATGAGTTGGTGGATCATCAGGCGGTTCGTGGAACCCTGAAGCGCACTGTTCGGGCTCGCATGCACGGCGGCCGCAAGTTTGCTGTCAGTGCCGGTCCCGAGGGCCTGAGACTGAGCGTTGGCGAGGTTCTGAGCCCACTTATTGAAGGACTGAGCGTTCTCAATCTCACCGCTTTTCCAATTGCCACCCGTCCAGTTGTCGAACACCGATGCGAAGTGACGAATGCGCTCACTGCCGGGGCCGGATGTGAACCCTTCCAGATCGGAAGACATATTGCCGAGTGCTGCCATCCGGTCGTTCCGGTTTGCAGACGCCTGCATGAGAGCGTTCGCCCCCTGCGCTCCAGCTTGTGCCGTTTCGGTCAGGGCCGCCGTCTGTCCTGCCGCAGGAGCCGACTGATACCCCGGATTTGCAGGCTGTTGCGTCGGATAGCGGCCCGATCCCATGACCTCAGGCGGAACGGTCGGTCGCCCTTGCGCTCCACCGACCACCTGATCACGGCGGACGTAGCTGTGGGAGCCGTCAGGGTTGATGACGTCCATGGGAGAAGAATTTGTCTCGGGCGAGATTTGCCGCTGCACCCCCGCGGCAGGCGTAAACGCGCCGCCATCCATGCTAGACGCCTGCGTTCCGGTCTGGATCGTCTGGCCGTCATCTACGCTTGTGGGCGTGCCGAACACACGACCTGAAGCCTCTTGCCCCATATGGGCTGTGAATGCTGCCTTGAGAGCTTCTTGGCGCTGTTCGGTTGTTGGGAGTGCAAGAACCTGATTGGTGATGGTATTGATCTGGTCCGATGCAGCAGGCGTCAGGCGCTTCATGAAAGCTGCATAGCCACGCACGTTGGCATTGGAAGGGTCATTGACCAGGCGACCCATCCCATTGGCCGCTGCTTCTGAAGCATGATTTTGAAAAGCCAGTTGCTCATCTTGATTGAGCACGTCTTCTTGCCGAGACGCATTCTGCTCGCGCATGGCCTGCGCAGCGCCATAGGCAGCTTTCGGGTCACGAGCCATGGTAGCGCGGGCTTTGGCATAATCAGTGTGTCCAGCGCCATCGGTAGCTCCGAGCAGAGCGTTACCACCAGCCATCCGCGCATCATACTCCGCTTGCTGGATCTTGTTTCCGAGCAGCGCGTTTCGAATGCCGATGGCGCGTGAAAGCTGTTCAGATGGGTCAGCAGGCTGAACCGTACCTTGCCCGATGCCAAGAAGTGCGTTGGCGCCTGTATCGAACCCCGCCATCAGCTTGCGCCTCCGTTGAGGAGATTTTTATAGGTCAGATAATTACTGCCATAACTGGATGCTTGGTTGCCTAGGCTGGTCAATCCGTTGGTCAGGCTATTCGCCATAGATGCCGTGCCTGCCATATTTGCGCCGACGCCCGCGAGCGCGGCCTGAGCGGAAAGGCTAGCGGTATTCGTGGCATTGCCGGCGCTGGCCGAAGAGGCATTTGCGCCGTAGCCGAGGAGCGCGTTCTGGCGATTGAACGTGTTTGTCAGGTTGCCCTGAGCCGCATTGTTGGCGGAAAGCTGGTCATTGAACTGATTCTGATAGGTGCTGTCAGCAAGACCAGACGCATAGGTGGCAGCGCCTTTCAGGGCCGCGCCACTGTTCGCCAGACCACGCGCAGCCGCGCTGTTTGTCGCGGCCTGCTCGCCTTGAGACAGGTTCCATTGATAGCCGGGTGTCTGCTCAAGCGTCGTCTGGTTCAGTGCGTTGGTCGCATTGTTGATATAGCTGTCATCGGTCGAATTGTACGCGCCATTGTCGTACATGCTTCCGATCAGCTTATTGCCGACTGAGACATAGGGGTTCAGATAATTCTGAGCCGCCGTCCCAGAAGCAGAGATGGCTTGCGCCTGCCCGGACCCAGTTTTGGCCGCCTTGTCCATGGCGGTTTTTTCAAGCGCCATCTGCGCCGCTGTCGTGGCGGCAGTCGTCGCGGCCTGCGTGGCCTGTCCAACGCCAAACGTATCGCTCACTTCGGGCGCTCCATTTTGTATGTGACATGATGACGCACAATCCCATCAGGGCAGGGCGCGTCGATTTCGCCCCAGCGGATGAAGCCGAGGGCGTGCATTGTGAAACGGGCTGCCTTCCTGCTGTCAGGGATCGCGGCAATCATCAGATCAGACGGCTGCGTCTCCCACCACCAGTCCCGGATCTTTCGCATCGCTGCGATGGCTTCTTTCCCCCGTGTTTCAGGGATCACAGCCTGATGGCACTCGTGCACCCGGCACCGAACCACCCTGAAGCCGACAACGATGCCTGGAAGCGATACCACCAGCCGGTCCTGCACATCCACGATACGCGCCTCTTCGCCGTAGACGCCCGGATGGGTGATTACGGCATTGATGGCGTCAATGTCGTTGATGCGAGCACCGGGAATGTCGGGGGCGGTGAAAATCACAGCTGGTTCCCGTCCACCACGAAGATGAGGCCTGCGCCAGAGGCAAGGAGTTGATCGCCAGCGTTCAGAACGCGGCCGTTCAATTCCGGCAGGAGGTCAGTTCCGCTCGCCTGAATGGTTCGGGACGGGACGAGATCAGCCGGCGATCCGCCCGAGCGCTGGATCTGGATCGTGATGGACACGGCATTGCTGGTCGGATTGGCGACAACGCCATTTCCGATCACAGTGGTTCCAGCCTGCGCGGTCAGCACAGAGGCAGCGGCATCGGTGAGAGTGACGCCTGATACAAGATTTTTTGCGACGACGGCCATTAGCGGTTCGTGATCGTTCGGATCACGCTCTGGTCAAAGAGTTGTGCCGCCTGTCCTCTAGGGGACGCCGTAAGCGCGAGGATAGCTGAATTCTGCGCCTCTTCCAATGCTTTTCTGGCTTCTGGACCAGTGCCAGCCGTGGAGATCAGGGCGAGCGCCTTCTGGGCTGCGGCCATGGCTTCCCGCGCCTGGGCAGCAAGAGCGCGGGCCTCAGTCATCGTCTGCTGTGCCAGAGCGAGGGCTTCCTGCGCCTCACGCAGCGCACGGACGGCCCTGGCATCCGCCCCTTGAGACGCGACAGTCGCCACTTCGGACTGCTGTGCGGTAGAGGCCGCGTCCACACCAATGGCACTCCCCGTCCGGATAAACTGCCGGTCAACGAAGACCTTGGCCAGCGGCGTCAGCGTTCCATCGCTGTTGCACCATTTGCCGGTGAAGGGTGGCGATTGAATGGCATTCGGTAGGTTGCTCATGATGCGACGGTGTCCGCATCAATGAAGCCACCCATCAGCGGAAACGTCCCCCCATTCCAGGTGAGGCGATAAACCCGATCCCGCGCCATGCCGAGCCGCCAGAGCGTCGGCCAGACATTCCCGGACGTGCCGAGGGTAAGCTGTTGCGACGCTCCGAACGTCGCCCCCCGATCATCGGACCAGTCCACATTCACGACAGTGCCGCTGCCGTTCTCCATGTCGAGCGTCAGTTTGCGGTGGATCATGCGCCTGCTGTCGCCGATCATGTGAGGGAAGGCACGCTGTCGCTTGATGGGTGTCCCATTTTCGGTTCCGACACTCAGCGAGACCTCATAGATTGTCCCGCTTTCGTAGTCCCCGCAGAAGACACGCCCATAAGCACAGGCCCAGGCGTTGGCCCTGATCCGGGTTTCGTTCCCGCTGGCGTCAAGGCCCATGCGCTCGTGCCACAGTCCAGAGGAGAGGTCATAGACCCAGGTCGCACCGGTCTTTGGGAATGTCAGGACGTAAAAGACATGCCCGTCCTGCTGGTAGAGATTGCCGATTGCGTCGGCGCAATCAGGGTATCCCTGCAAGGCGTTTTCAATGGCGAAGGTGCTGACAGGAGAGGCCTCAGTCCCTTGTCCGAGGAACACGCGCGGGAGGCCCGTCTTGTCCTTGCCCAGCCACAGAACCACACTGGCGTTCGCACTCAGGGAATACGGCGCAATGCACCCCGCCTGAATGGACAGGGACGGGATACGCGCAAAGGGGAAATCGGCCGCTCCGGACGTGTACCAAAGCTCCGTCTCCTGCGAGCCAAAGAGCCATATCGTCTGCCCCACCACGCTGACCCCGGTGATCGTGTCGGGGTATGATGTCTTGCTCGCAACATACAGGCTGTCGAACGGGGTTGTGCTTTCGTCGCTGAACTGCGCTGCGCTCACATACCAGTTCGTCGTGTCGGGGTTCGTGTAGAGGAAGAACGTATCGAGAATAGCGATCGTGCGTGACCCGTAAAAAGCACTGTCGGAAATCTGGGTCACCGCTCCGTAAGGGCCGCCTTGCGGCTTGGCGGGAAGGGAGCAGTACCAGCCACTGTTGAGGAAGCCGTCCACGATGAACAGCGCAGTGCCGTTGTCCTGCATGCGGACCTGCTGCGTCCCGCCCCGGATCTGTCCGATCCGTGTGGTGCTGCCATCGGCTGCGATGACATAGACGCCATCATTCACAACCGCGATCAGGTCGCCTTGCGAGGACTGGTAAAGGCAGCGCACCGCCCCGGCCTGAGGCGTGGCGAGCGCTGTGCAGCCGGGGGCAGGGAAATGAGCATACTGAACCGGCTCCTGTTCCTGCTGCGGCAGCGGCTCAGGATACAGGTTCAGGCATCGCTGTGCCGCGACGGCAGCGGACCGCAACTGATACGATCCGCCAGTGAGGTTGAAACGGGGCATGACCTCTTACCCGTTGTTCGAGATCATGTTGGTGGTGTTCCCAGAGTTGTCCGTGATGCCCACAGCCCCAGCCGTCGTCGGGCCCGCGCAGGCATTCGTCACATTGTCATGAACGTGGAAGTTGGTGACACCAGCGCCCAGCCAGACGCCCCCCTGGTAGAGGCCGACCGGCTGCTGACCAGACGCCACGCACAGGATGTTGTCGTGGATCAGCCCCTGCGTTGGGGTCGTTGTGCTTCCCGTTGCGCTGATTTCGATATTGGGCGCGCCGACAGACTTGTTGGTATCGGACAGGTTTGAACTGAAGAACTGCGCCCCCTCAATCACGACCTGCGAGATGCCGACATACATGACTGAGCCGCCAGAATTGCCGAAGCGTCCGCCGTGGAAACGCACGGCCTGCGCATATGATCCTGTCGCCGTACTGCTCCAGTTCCCACCGTAGTTGTTGGACCAGATGTTAACGACATGCGTGCTCGACGTGCCCCGTCCGAGGTAGTAGCCGCCGAAAAACTCCCAGTCCTGAATGTCGGAAGCGTTGATGCAGGTCGTGCAGTCTTCAGCTTCGAAATCCCAGAAGCGGGCGAAAGCTGGGCAGGCTTCCCCGTTGTTGCGTGCTGTCGTGTCGCAGTAGGCGTTGATGCCGAACGCCGCGCTCTCGCAGACGGCATTGTTCACGTCGAGAGACTGGGCAAGTCCATGGTAGGCGAAGCAGGTCGAGGTATAGCCGGGAAGGCTGTTCATCACCACACGGCTGACACGCAGGAGATCGGCGCGCGTGTTGCAAGAGGCGAGATTCCCCGAGCATGGGCCGCCAGCGAATTCAATGCCAGTCCCGGAAAATCCGAACAGGTCAAGGTCGGTGATGGAGTTGCCGCCGCCGCCATACTGCCGATAGAAATTCGTGATGTTGCGACCGACGATATCTTCCACGGTCGAGTGCTGGAGCCAGGAGTAATCAATCACTGTGGCGCTCGTAGACATGGCCGCACCGTCGATGCCCATATGCCTGATATGGATGCCTCCGCCATAGTCTGCCGTCACCATGCCGACCGCGAATGCTGACGTGTTATCCGGCGTCGTCAGATGAATGACCGTTCCACGGTAATCCAGTGAGCCAGAATTGACGTTGCCGTTATTCGCGCCCTCCAGCGTCACGCCATTGCAGGGGAATTTGACGGCGGAAATATTGTACACGCCCGGGGGAAGATAGACCTTGCCGCCCGATCCCCAAGGGGCAGAACCACCGGGAGGCGCACAGACGGCATAGATGGCATTCTTCAGCGCACTCGTGGCATCATGCGACCCGTCTCCGGCGATGGGGTCAAAGTCCAGAACCGACACCTGATCCATCAGGCGCGCCTCAAGAGAGCGCTCGGTCGCCTGCGCCCAGGACGGGGAATACTTGATGGCCGTCGAGACAATGCACTGAGGCGTCGTCAGACAGGCAATCGCGCTGTTGATCGTGGCCCAGGTGGTGCCGCCCCATGTCGAGGCATTGTCGATCACAGCACCGTTCAGCGTGCCATGATTCACGTCTGCTTTCGTTTGGAACGCAGCGTTCAGCCCGGTAGGGCCCGCAAGCGTGACGCGCCGATCCATCTGCGGGACAGACTGCGCGTGGGCGAGAAAAGGCACTCCCAGCAGGAGCGCCAGAAGGAGCTTTTTCATAGTTTCTGGATCTCCAGACCGGGCCAGTAGAAAGGATTGCTGATGGGGCTCAGGATCGCGGGCATCCCAAGGGTCGGGGCGCGAAAATTGGCTGTACGGATTGTATTCAAAGCCGCACGCGCGAACGTTGCCACAGTAGGAGAGGCTTCCTGCCCATATGACGGCGCCAGCCGCGCAGCGAGACACCACATCACGGCATCCCAATACTCGGGTGGTAGGTTCAGAGGCGTGTCAGCCTTGAGATTGCTCTGAAGGGGCTGAGCTACGAGAAGATGTAACTGCCACGTGTTCCCGCCTGCCGGGATCGGCCATGGCCTGAACTCACCCAGAGGGAAGGCCGGATTGTAGAAGTAGCAGCTTGGCCATGTTTTCAGTCCCTTGAAACCGAGGGCGGCGTAGTCCTGGTAAGACGGGATTTCGGTGAGAGGATAATCAATGGGATTGGCGGATGAGAGCCCATCATCGTCATCTGCGAAATCGGCCGGATCAAAATCGTTCGAAGAGAAATCCCCCTCGACCGCAGCCCCTCCGTTGAGCAGGAGGCGGGCATAGGCTCCCATCACCTGAGCAGGGCGAACGGGCATGTCGATATCCCCACCGGGCCCGACATAGTAAACGGACTGCCCGGTCGCCATGCAGAACATGTCAGTGAGGTTCGGGACCAGCCATTCCCGGCGCTGCCATTGGGCAAGCATCATGTTCAGGTGCATGACGCCCGATGCAAGCCCTTGAGGATCGGCGTTCTGCCCCCCAACACCCACACCGAGCTGCTCAAGAGCCATTCCGATCAAATCAGAGGCGAGATATCCAGTATTGGCAGCTGGCGTCCCGCCATTATTGGTTTCGGACATTAGGTGTGCGCCCCTTGCGCCTCATGACAGGCTTGGGCGGCGCGCCCCGGCCCGAAGGCTCAGGACGGCCAGACATGCGGGCTCTCACCCGCTCTTCCTCTGCCTCATCCCGAACAGTCACGGTCTCGTAGCCGTTCGGGTGGTAGAGGCATCGTGGATACCGCTTCGCCTGCATCAGCCGGCGTCGATGATATCCGGCACGATGCACATCCATTCGGGGCGCAACACGCCGATGCCGAACAGCACGTCGAGGCGGGTGCCAAGCGTGTCATCCGTGCCGTTGTAGTAGGTCAGGGTACGCATGGAGATGCCGTCGAGGTTCGCCATACCGCAATCCACGACGCCCTTGTTGACCTCCATCAGATCAACGGTGACGAGCGTCATGGCCTTCTTGTTGAACAGAAGGTTGCGGCGGATCGTCTCGCCCTGTTTGCCAACGAGGGCAATCTTGGCGTCAGCAACAGGCATGGCGTCCACGGTCTGATACTGGTTTTGCGTCCCGTCCGCAGCCGGTCCGACAACGGCAGGAGAGACCACGATGGACGTGGCGCCCGAGGCAACGGGCTGGGTGACCACGAACTGCATCGGCGTGCCGTAGGACTGCTTGGTCACGCGGTTGACCTGATTGACGCCTGCAATGGTGATGACGTCACCGACATTGAGGGTGCCATTCAGGGCAGAGGTCGCAATGACCGAGTTCTGCGGATATGCCGTGGAACTGATCTGGCCCGGGATCGCGTTGCCCGAATTGCTGATCGTCGTGACCGTTCCGGTAGCCGTGGCGGCGCTGTCATAAGAGCCGGTCGTGGTCACCAGACAGGTCTGATCATTGATCCATTCGCGGACGCCGAGCAGGGGCGCTTCCATCGCGCCCGTCTTGGTCTGCTGACCAATCTGCGCGGACGGATTGAACAGCCCCATCAGGCCGGCCACGGTATTGGCATCCGTATCCGGATCGAGAACCGCGAACCGGTCAGCAGTCGGGGCATGCTGCTTCGTCAGCTTGGCCTTGGCACGCAGCCAGGTCGCGGAATCCGGCGCGATCGTGTTGCCGTTCGCGTCCGTGTTGCGCACCATGTTCGCGGCGCCAAGAGCCAGCGTCATGGCGATATTGGCAACGGAGCCGGTCAGGTTGTTGACGGACGGCTCGATATAGCGACCGCTGAAGTCGTCCACATTCAGGGTACGTTCCTGCGTGTCGAAGCCCAGAGAGACGTGCTTGCGATAAGCCACCGTCAGAGGCACGGAGCGTTCTGCAATGGACTGCGGGCTGACGACAGGGCCGTCACCGACAACCGGGTCATTCGGAAGGCGCACGTTGACGGAAGCGCCGATCTTCGCACCGGACTTGCCGAAGTAGCTGTCATAGGAACGGTCAACGTTCTTGATGAAGCCGTTAGTGTCACGAAACAGCGGCAGCGCGCGCTTCGTGATGATCATGTCGTTAATCAGTTGGTTGGCCACGGGTTCGGCTCACAATACCTGGCGCTCATGCGCCTATCGTGCCGCTCTCGCCAAAGGCAGAACGTGTGCCGGTTAGGGAACCGGAAACAGCCGGGTTAGAGCCCCCGTGGCTTTTGCGGAGAGACTGCTCCGCGACAGGTCAGGACCGAACGCCAGCCTTCCAGAGGCGGTCAAATTCGGCGGGGGAAACGTTCGGATCGTAGATCGACTTCTTCCCCGTTGCAGCCGCACCAGATGGAGCCGAGACGGGAGGCGGGGTCTTCGAGACTGCCGGAGCGGCTGGCGTCTGTGCCTGCGCGGCCGGAACTTTCTGACCTACCTTCGCCGCGAACTGCGTCAGAAGCGCATATTGCCGACGCGGTGAAGCGTCGAGAATGGTTCCTGCCGTATCCGGGTCGTGAGCGAGAGCATAATACACGTCACCGCTGTTCGGCAACTCCGATATGTCAGCAATGAGTTCGCGGTGTGACTTGTTACCGAAATCAAGGCCAGCACGCTCGGACAGGAGCTGCGTTGCCTGACCAACTGCATCCGCGCCGTGCACACCCGAGAGGGCCTTGGCGATCACTTCGGTCTGTGATGCGAACTTCTGAGCAGACTGCTCTTCTGCTGCCCGCTGCTCGTAGCGCTGGCGCTCCTGCTGCCGGATCTGGTCCGGCGTGAGGTTCTCTTCCTGCTGGTTTTCCCCACGAGAGGCGGCCAACGCGCGGGCATATTGGTCGGCCTCCTCGCGCGCCGCTTGAGCTTGACGTTCTGCCTCGCGGCGCTCGAACGTCATCTTGTCGATCTTGCGCTGCATCCACGCCGGGATGGGCTTTTTGTCATCCTGCTGCTGGGAGGAGGGCTGTTCCTGCTCGCCAGCGGGGGCTTCACTGCTCGGCGTTTCGAGGGTGCCAGCGTTCTCGTTGATCTCAGCCGGGACTTCGTTCGGAATGCCGCCGGCGGCTTCGATGGTTTCGCTCATGCCTCAACGGCTCCTGTCACTGGATTGGCAGCATGGATCTCGCCGCCCGGGGGATTGGAAGAAGGAAGACGCGGGAGCGGGCCGGGTGGGCCGTCCTGCACGGCAGGCGTTGCCCCACTTGAGGGAGGGGCTCCATTCTGCATCGCCTCGGCGACAAGCTGGTGGACCAGCACGCGCAACGCATTCGGATCGGTCGAGCCAATCGCGGCCATACGGTCCGTCTCTGCCTTGTACTGGTTCGTGTCCGCAGCCATCGCGTCTTTGACAACGGCATGCTGCTGGTCGGCCTGCTTATCCTTGAGCTGCTGCATAACCTGCTGAAGCTGCGCCTGCAGTTGCTGGATGGTCTGCTGGGCCTGTCCGAGACGGGGATCATCAGACGCGGGCTTGAGGCGGTCGGCAATCTCGTCAGCAAGCGGGAAATCAGCACTCTGGAACACAAGATCTCCGATCTGTCCCATGAGAGCCGGGGCCGCCTGAATGACCTGCGTCAGAGCGTTGAACGCATCCTGTTTCCGGGTCGCAAAAGCGGGCCCAACATCAGCCTCAACATCGAAGCGGCCGATGGTCGGGTTGATCGCAAGGATTGCCCCCTCGATCTGGCGCTGCTTCTCAAGCGAAACACCCTGAGGTGGCTGCTGCGGCTGTCCATCGGGCCCGGGTGGAAGAGCCACCTGTGCCGACGTCTGCATGCTCGGATCAACGACGACGCCCGTCTGCGCGCCGTCCATCCCAAGCGACTGCACGGCCCTCTGCGTATCATAGACGCGGGGGATGGCATCAATCAGCAGGCGCCCGAGATATCGGAGCGCCATGCCCTGATTGTCGGTGTAATGATAGTTCGCCGTGTCGGACTGCCGCTGGCGCTGCTGGATCGCAATGCCAGACTTTTCGTTACCTGGCGCGCCCATCTCGGCCTGATACTGTCCGGTGACCATCTGCATCCACTGATCGGCGGACTGCATGCCCTGCATGTGGCCAGTCGATCCGGATGGCGGTTCGATGCGTGTCGGGATGGGAATGGGCTGCCCGTCCTCTGAGAGGGCGTTGTAAGGCAGTACAGCAGCGTTGCTGGTGTTGGCCTGCGACCACTCGTTTGTGTAGCCCTCGATGGCCTCAGCGGAGGCAAGCCAGGGCGCCTTCGTTTGAAGCGCCACGCTCTCGACGTAGGCGCTGGCCGTGTAGTTGAACATGCGCTGCGGGTCGATCAGGGCGCGGACGAGGCCTGCATAATCGGCATCATTGCCATCCGTCGCCCGGGTCTCGATGCCGACCACGGGGATCAGGGGAATGAGCGAAAACACCGTCTCGCCCTGAGCCACCACAGCATTGCCCGCGATGACGTACTTATCGACCATGTGCGACGTCACGGGGCGGGAGGGTGCCTTGTTCTCACGGCACACAGCGACAAGCGCCTCAGGCATCGCAGACTGGCGCATCATGCCGCCCGGAAAATTCAGTTCCGGCATCGGCGGCACTGACCAGAGCGTGTCCTTCTTCTCGCTGCGGCGGTAATACGTCGCCACGCGAACCGTGTTGTCGCTGACCCAGTCGCTGTCTGATTGCAGACCAGAGAGCGGATCGCGCGCCACGTCTTCATGGCCGGGATAGAGCTTGTCGAATTCGCTCCGGTCCATTTCCTCCACGATCATCGCCCAGTTCTGGTCCGAGTGATCGGGCTCCCGGGCAGACGGATCGAAATAGACGGACAGACCGTTCGGAACAGACTTGATGAAGAAGTCCTGATCGAACGTGTCCACGCCCGGCACGTAATCCGTCACGACATGGAACCAGCCCAGACCGGTACGAACCTGCCCCTGAATGGCACAGGCATAGGCGTTTTGCTGAGCGTTCGACTGATACTCGATATGGCGGATAATGCCTTCAATGGCATCCGCAGCCTCAGCCATGGAGCCGAAGCCGGTCGCGTTGACCTTTACGCCCATTTGCGACTGCCGCGCTTCGTTCTCCACCTGGAAGACGTGCTGCGCGGTTTTGTTGATCGTCAGGCAGGGGCGAGGGGAGCCGCCGAACGTTCCAGCACGCGCCTGATAGACTGCATCATCCCACTGCGCGTGATTGTAGGCGTCAGCGTGGAAAAACCGCAGATCATCGCGCGCCCGACCGCGCCACTGGCTCGTATGTCCAGACGCCTCTTCGTAGCGTTTCTGGACCTCGGAAATGATGTCGGCATTGTCGGAAACGCTCTCGCTCATGAGGTATTGAAATACCACACGAGATTCCATCAGTACAAGCGAAATTGAAAGGCTTGTCCGATTACATGCCCATCCATCCAGAGGGAGAACCTGTCAGAGAGACGCGCGGGCGCTTGGCACTCTCAGCCTTCGGTCTCGGGTCATTGATCGCCACTGCCAGCATCCGGAATGCATCCGCGCCATGTGAGGCATCATCGTGCAGCGGCTTTTTGCTGAACTGTCCGGTCTGCTGGTCCACGTCATATCGGTAACGTCGCAGCGCGTTCATGCCGTCTGCCGTCGCCTGCTCATCAAACCATACGCGAGGGAACAGGGCACGGGCGGCGCTGATCCCGGCCATGATCGGCAACTGAGGCAGAACCGAGATTGGCATGGAGCGGGCGCGAAGCTGAGCCGCGATGGTTTTGCCTGCGGCCGATAGCTGGCCCTGATTGGCGTCGTGCGGCAGGAAATGGCGCTCATACCGATAGCCGCGCCGCTCAAGCACGCCAACGTAATGGTCAAGGCCTTCCATCCGGTTCTGGTAGAAGTCGATCACACGGATATCGAAGCCGATCTTCTGCCAGAACCAGATGCTGGTCATATCAGACCAGCCCAGATCCCAGGCAGTAAAGACAGGGGCAGACGGATCATATTCCACGCGGCAGATGCGCTGCTCGTCCGTGGCCTGTCGAATCTCGCTCGCATAGATCGCACCCTCAAGAACCTGCTTGGGGTTGCCCTGCCAGACGTTCAGCCATGCGTCGTAATCCGTGGCCTTGAGCTGCTCCATTTCTTCGCGCAGCACAGTAGGGAAGAATGGGTTCTGATCCCAATTCACCTTCCGAACAATCGCATTGCGCGGCGGGTTCAGAACGAACCGGCGATAGACCTCATCCTCGGCAAGCTCTGGGTTGAAGCCAAGCCAGATCTCAGAGCCTTCCTTTCGGATCGTCGGGATCAGAATATCGAGGCTGCCCTTGGTGATCGTCTGCGCTTCCTCGATCCAGCAACGGTCGATGCCCTCGATCGACTTGATCGACGCGATGTTGTGCCGCAGACCCGCAAAGATGAACTCCGTCCCATTGCGACCGATGATTGTGGTGTTCTGGACCGTGTAGAAACTGGCCAGGGCGGGATTACGCGCAATATGATCTGCCAGCAGCGAGTGAACGGAATCAGCAATGGATTTCTGAAATTCACGCGCGCATAGAACGCGGATCGGCTTCTCCGCACCCTGGATCAGCAGAGCAAGCGCCATTCCCCATGATTTTCCCGACCCTCGGCCACCATACGCGACCTTGTAGCGTGCAGGCTCGAACAGGAAGGCGAGGCTCTCAGGAAACTGGACCTCACTCACTCGGTCGAACCACGGTCACGACAAGGCCGAGCGGGGCGCCATCCTGTCCGCTGATCTCGACAGTCTCTTTCGCTTTACCCCAGGCACGATCGAGCAGAGCATTGGCGGCAGACACACGCGCGCTTTCAGGAGAGGATGGACTGCCAGCAATTTCCGCAAGCGCTGTAATGGCTGTGACCGTGTGCGAGCGGGCGAGGGCGATCACCTCGCGAATGTCTTTCGGAAGGCCCGAAGGATTGCCGCTTTGGCCTTTCTGAAACGGCCGACCAACAGGCATTTTCTTCCGCTGCTTACCGCTGTTGGCAGGGGGTTCTTTCATAAGCCCAACCTATCATTAGGCCCCACTCAGTACAAGCAAAACCGGTAACAGGATACCACAATCCTGCGTTTAATCCGTGCTATTTATCGAGCATGACCACTTTTATAGTCGATTTAAATTCTGGCATAGTTGCGACAGACTCTAGACATTCAGATAAACGTTCGGATGAATTGATATTCTCTGTAGACTCAGATGACGACAAAATAATAATTTTTAAAGACCATGCCTTTATCTTGGCTGGCAGCGGCAGGACATCTTCTGGGTGGAAAGAATGGTTAAGTAGTCATGATAAAGGACTACCGCCATTTCCACCTATGAAGGATGGAAAACCATATGCTGTATTCTGTGCCGTTAACATGAAAACTCGGAAAATTGCTCTTCTGTTCGGCAATGACGCAGCATGGATTTACGATGAGCAAGCGCAAATACTAGTAGCCGGAACCGGGCGATTAGCTGCTAAGCGCAAATGGGATGAAACACACAATGCGTTCGAAGCACTGGAAGAAGCAAAAAACCAGGACGCAAGAACGGGCGGGAAAACAAAATACGTCAACATCGACACTGGTGAAAATAATTTATCAGGGAATTGGCGGCCTTCATATGCTTTCAAAAAGCTCGTCCGTGAAAATGGAATCGTAATGTACGATTTGCAAGGGTCAAAAGAGTATACAATAAATAAGGAACTTCATAATTATTCACAAATTTTGGCCATTTTGTCGGAATATGAAGCACAGGCAATAGTTGAAGAGAAGAAATCCAGTCGTTTTTTTTATAAAAAAGAAATATGGCTTGAACCATATAAGACCGAAGTCACAGAAGCCTTAAAAAAAATATGTCCCGAGAGATTTTCATGACCATAAGACAAACAAAATCAGGCTGACCCTACGACTGTTGCAAGTGCGGGAAGGGCGCTTCATTCATCATTGAGCGCCCGAACGGGGATCTGCGCTACTGCTACGAGTGCTGTCTGGCTAAGCCTAAATCAACATCATCACTCAGGAACGGCGCCCGTATAAAATTCGGTAAGGATTAAATCTTCGCGATTGCCCTCAAACACTTCTTCATCATCAAACTCAATTAGCACAGGTGTATTTGGGCTTGAATTACAGGAAGATATGCATTTTCCGTCTTCTCCAGAATGACTGAGGAACGTTTTAGGTTCGTCAATTACAGTTACTTTGTCGCCAGGAAGCAGCGTGCTTTCGCTATCCAGTTTTTTCCCGATCTCTCTTGCCATTGCAGTCTTTTCCTTTCGTTCAAAGGCTGCACGTTACGCTTCCTTCCAGACTAATACATCCTCAAAACTCCACCGGCTGGCGCTCCATCTCCGCAAGCCGCCGCCTGAGATCGACGTTTTCAGCCTGAATGCGCTCCAGCTCTTCGGCCGGGACCATTCGAATTACTTCACCAAAATCTGGATGCGTGGGAAACGCTTTACGGATGTCGAATGACTCCAACTGCGCACAAATTCTCACTTTCCCATTCTGGGGTTTGGCCTCGGCATCTTTGCGTGCAGCGCGCTCTTTCAGCGCCCACTTGTGCTGCGCGTGGGCTTCGCGCTCCCACCGCCGCACTTCCGCCCAAGGGTTCAGGTACCAGGGAAGGGTCATAGGTTCACCACTATGCATGCAACCGAAACCGCAGCGGAGGCCGCATTACTAGCCGCGATAGCAGCGTCGCTTGCCGCCTGAGCAGCGGTAACAGTGGATAGTAAATCTTCACTTCCGCTACATTCGGGGCAGGTGCAAGGTCCGGAATATTTCCCCAAACCAAGCGCTCTATTTACGCTATCAATAGCACGCTTAAAGAATTTCATCCCCCTCATTCCCCACTCAATTCTTTGAGCATTGCGGGTTCATGCCATTCGCTGAAAGACTGACGTGCCCGGCAAAAGACCCGGCCGTCACTCATGACTGCGTAGGTTGCAGCCTCCGTATGCGAGACCGACACAATCCGTACCTTGCGCCGGAAGGCGCGCTTGATGAACTTCAGCATGCTCTTTCTCCACCCATCCCAAGGTCGCCCTCGGTGTTTGTTGTTCCCATGCCGACATCCGGCAGAAATCCGATTTGAGCAGGTCCGCGGTGACCATGCTCGAAAACGAACCACGCGTAGGCAATCGCGCCACCCTTTGCTTTCACGTCCGACCCTCCGGGCGGCATGGACATGCGACGGCTGGAGACCCAGACGCGGGCAAGAGGCACGGTCCCGAACCATTCCCGCCTTTTCATACCTTCCAAAAACGCCAGTCGGAGCAGGACGCACACCCTGTCGGTCGTGTTTGCAAGTGCGCAGTCGATGAACTCACGTGCCAGATTGTACGGCGGATTACTGACGACGGAATCCGGTTGGTATCCTTCGAGCGAACCATAGAAACTGTGGATGACGGCCCGAGACCAGCGCGGCTTGATATCACCCCCGAACGCGCGGATTCCGGCCATTTCCAGCCGAGTCACGATATTTCCTCCGCCGCAGCACGGATCCAGAACGATGCCGACAAATTTGCGCTCTGCCTGAATGAGGGAATCCACTGCCCACGCTGGCTCGACGTACCAGTCGTCTGCGTTCCGTTCGTAGCCTGATGCCCTCATGGTTGGCTCTCCATTGTTCCACAATTATCGAACAAAGCCGTAGAAGCATCGCCATCGACCGCAGGCGTTTCCGCCCCATCGTGTATCGTCTGACACTCCGCACCGCACTCAGCGACCAACGGCAATGCCTCTCCGTGCATGTCTGTGAGCAAGGCGCGACCGCCAGTCCCGATATCGCATCCCTGAGCCATCTGGGTCCGGGCACAGGCCGCAGCCCAGTTCCGAGGCTTGGCCAGTGACGCGGCGTGTTCCCCGATGCAGTCGGGCCAGGTGTTGAACTGGTCGGTCATGCCATTTCCCTCTCGCTGCGTCTGCGTTTCTGCGCCTTGTCGATCGCGTCATCCACAATCTGAAGGTTTTCCGGCGCATTCTTGGCGACTGCTGCACGAGCGCAGTTCAGAAACGCCATCGCCATTGGGTGGCCGTCCGTCAGAGCGATTGAGCGCCGAAGTCGCGCCACGTCATGCCAGTCAGTCGGATCGGTCTGATCAGCAGGGCGTCCAGTAATGCGCTCGGCTGCGGCGGGGGCGTAGCGCCTGACCATCGAAAGCGCGATGCGCCGGCGAGCTTCCCGAGCCTCGTCAGTGCTGGCGAACTGGTCGGGCTCATTCCAGTTCATGCTTTCACCCTGACGCCAGTACCGCAGCCAAACTTCCTCGCTCGGCGTGAGAGGGGCGAGAGGGCGCCCGGCTGGCCCCACGATCTGCGGCAACGGTTCGCGGGCGTTCTGGATCCGGACCTGCTGCACCTTCCAGCTCTCAGCCAGCAGTTCGCGCAGCCGGGAGTAGGCTGGCCACCATTCGCAGGCCTCTGCCACGTCGTGCAGAGCGGGCGTGCTGAACGCAGCGGCATGGAAGCCATCGCGCCCAAGCATCGCCGTGTAATCCGCGATCATTTCGCCTCGGGTAAAATCCGTGAGCGTCTGCTGGTGGCGAACGAGGCGGGCCAGACGGGTCAGCCAAGTTCCGATTGCGTGTCGGTTGTCGGTCATCCGAGCAGCCCTCCCGAGTAGTCCCGCAAGGCTGCATCGAGGTCGATCTGGTCGCCTCCGATACGCCGCTCGATTGCCGCAAAGCCAGTTCCGACCCGCTGCGCCACGGCCTTCTCGATCCACGCCACCGGCTCGGCCGGTCGAAGGTCGGCAGCTTCGAGCAGGATCCGGTTCAGGATCGAGGCGTCATCACCGCAGGCCTTGAGCCATTTTCCGATCAGGCCGCGAGACTGGGCCTCGGATTTCCCCGTCAGGCCCCGGACGGCTTGGAGCCCCAGCCGGAACAGGGCAGTCCGGGCATCGGGTGGCGATGGACGGGCAGGGAGGGTCTGGGAGCCAGCATCAACCGGACTGACCTCGGACGGCGACGGCTCGGCCGGCGGCACGAACGAAGTGAGTGTTCTTTCTGTATCTGCTTCTGCTTCTGTTTCTTGGTGTTTAAGGGGAGGGGTTGCGTTCGCCTTAAGGGAGGGGGTTAACCCCCCTGATGCTTCACCCTTAACCTTGCGCTTTGCCTTTCCGGTAATGTTGGGATTACCCCCTTTCTTACCGTTAGCAGCGGCTTCATCACTGATTGCCTTATCCCTCACCATGCGGCGGCTGTAGATTGTGCCCTCGTCGGAACGGCTGAAAACTCCGTTTTCTTCGAGTTCAGCCACCAGCTTTGTAGCCTCGCGTTCGGAACAGCCCAGCACGGCCGCAAGCTGTCGCATGTTCGGCGACCGTCCGTTGACCAGAAGGTGTCCGACCGGATCAGCGTCCGCCATCAGGCACAGCATCTCGATCCAAGCGCCGCGCGCTGCGAGGGAGCACATGCGCAGCGCGGGATCGCGTTGCCAATCCTGCCACCAAAATTTTGCCCATCTGCGTGCGCTCATGCCATCACCTCTGCGCGCACTGGCATGCCGACTGATCGCAGGAAGTCGATGACCTCATCGAGAGACCGGCAGACGCCAACCTTTGCGCCGGCTGCGCGGAGCTCGGCGTGTTTTGCCTTCTGCTCTGGAGACAAACGTCCTTTCGGGGCCTTGAGCTCAATGTAGTAGGTCCGCTCATTCCAGACGATGCCAAGATCCGGCCACCCAGGAAGGCACCCGCGGGCCTTTCGGCGCGCCCCCTCTCTGGCGCCGTTCTGGCGGTTCTCGAAGGACTGAGGGACCGCCCCCACGGGCAGGATGAACTGGAGAGCGTTCCAGATATGCTGGTGAAGGCGGTCTTCGGTGTGGGCGGTCATGCCTGACCTCCCGTTCTCTGGGGCGGCCAAGCTATTACACTGAGGCCTTTAACGGTCTCAGCATTCCGCCAGAGCTTCGGCACTTCCATTTCAGGTGGGGGCATGGTCGCTGAGATTACGGACGCAAAGATCGTGCAAGGATCATCGATCGGCATATTCATGCGTGGTCGAACCACGAGCGTCCGCTTCACGCCTTCCATCAATTCCCGCAGCAGCGCGGGAGAAGCTCCGTCAGTGGCTTCGGCAAGAAGGTCGAGGTCATCATCATCAAAAACGAACGGCATCCCGTAACGCTTGATGATGGCAAAGCGCTCCTGGAAGCCCGGCAAGGCAATGCCGATCTGCATATTGAACCGACGCCAGAAGGCCGGATCGATCCCGTCGGGAAGGTTCGTGGCAGCCATGAAATAGCCGACATTGAACTCTTCCATCTTGCGCAGCAGGACGGTCAGAGCGCTATTCTTCTCATCGTCGCACTGGCCACCTGTTCGACCAGACCGACTTGCGCCGACGGCCTCCACTTCGTCCATGAACAGCACGACAGGCGTTTCAGCAGCTGCAAGTCCATCGAACAGCTTGGCCACGTTCTGGCCACTCGCGCCAAGAATGCCAGCGATCAGATGCTCAGATCCCACAACGACCATCGGCAAGCCCAGGCGTGCTGCAAAGTGATGGGCCAACGTCGTTTTACCGCAGCCGGGCGGACCGAAGAGCAGCGCATTGGTCCGAGGCTTTACGCCAACGGACTTGAGTTCCTCCGCCGCCCGGATTTCCGCCATCCACTGGAAGAGAGAGGCTCGCACTGAAGCGTCAAGGATGGGCTCTTCTGCGTCCTTCGGGGAGCGGACGTCTGCTGTTTTCCCCAGACATGCCTTCAGGCGCTCAATAGGATCTTCTGCCGGCTTACGCTGAAGCCTTGTCGGTTGCATCTGCTGTTCGCGCCTCATGCTTCTTCCCCTTTCTCAGCCTTCTTCGGGGAGCGGCGCCATTCAGGAGGGATATCCATGCCGTCGCTACCAGCTTCAGCGCACCAACCTTCATCCCAGGAAGCGCGGGCGGCGTCTCCAGCAGGGAAGGGATTTTCAGTGACGCGCTTGCCCGATCGAAATGCTTCCGCGCCTTGAGCTCGCGCCTCGGACGGAGAGGCTGTCGGCTCGGGATCAGGTGCCGGGTCGAACATGTCATCAACACCAGATTCCCGATCATCCTTTTCGTCGCGGGACATATGCCGGCGCGCGTTGTCGCTCATTGGTGTCCCGTCCAGCATACCAAGCGTGGCCCGGTAGAGTTCACAGAGGGATTGCCACTCCTCACGTTCGGCCTGAGACATGGCGCGCTCACGGATCATCTGCATGATGACCTTGTTATCGAACCCGGCCGCCTTGGCCTCAGTCTTGATGTCGGAGATGCCTTCGTTAATTCCCTTGCGTTCTTCCAGAAGCGTTTCGATACGCTGAACGAAAGAGAAGAGGCGAGCCTGGGAGTTGTTGAGCGTCATTTCCGGAGTTCCTTTCGTGCAGCATTGAGGGCGCGCTGGTACCGGGCCATCTCGGCCTCAGCCCAAGCGGACCAGGAATCCCAATCGCGCCAGAGAATGCGCAGCCATGCGAACCGGTATGATGGGGGAGGGCCCGCGTGGTGGCCGAACCCAAACCGGCCTAGTTTAAGGGTGAACCAGGGCATTGTGTGTCCTCACGCGCCTTGCGGCGCTCTGCGACGAGGCGTTCAACCTCGTCCGCAATGGAGTTGCAGGAGGCCATCAGTTCGATCAGTGCCTCGGCATCGGGCGTGCATCGACCATCCAGCCAGTTTCGTGCGGCTCGCGGCGTCTTCCCTGAAGCGCGGGCCAGCATTTCTTGCGCGAAGCGGAGCGGGCGAAATTCGCGGCCAATCACTTCGAGCAGGGATTCTTTGACGGGGCGTGAAATCGCGTTCATGCGCCCATCCAGGTAAAAATTGCGCCCATTTGGGCGGGTTTTTGACCAATCATTCCGCACTGGCTTCCTCCATTCTCTGTCGTGTCACCGAGCAGAGAAGGAGCAACCACGATGGAAGGAGACGCGCCCCAGACACCACAATTCGAGATCGACGCGGACAGGCCGCACCTTGCCGCGGACTTGTGCAGGGACGCCCAGCTCTGGGGCGTTCTGCACAGTCGGCAGCCGCAGGAGGTCAAGGACCACCTGGCTCTCAAACTGGCGATGTTGGTTGGGGCGGACATCTGGGGGTGAGGCTCAGTGCAGCCCGCTGCCCCGGCCGAACGCGTAGTCCGGCACAGGCGGCGGGTTGCCGTCGAACAGAGCGCGCCACGACACGCTTGAGAACGGTTTCAGCGGCTCCCGAACGATCGGCGGCGTGCGCTCCTTCTTGGGATGCGTCGCCTCCTGTCGGGCCTTCTTCCACTTGGAACGGATCGCCTTGGGAACCTGCCGTTCCATGGCCGCAGACAGTGAAGCCGGCGACACACCGAGCTTCTTTGCGATGGCAGTCGCGCTTTCGACGCGCTCCATCATTTCAAGAAGAGCAGGCAGGAGCGGCGCCCAGTCGATGCGGTTGTGCGTGTTCTGCGGAGACGAGCCGCCCGTTGCGCTGCCGTTCGGCGACAGGCCTGCAAGGCCATGACGCGCGATCATGGACGAGAGGGAGGTTTCCTTCACCCCGAGGTGAGTAGCGATCTCGCGGCGGGTCCTCCCGGCGCGCAGCATTGCCTCGATCTCGGGAAGGTGAGGTGTCCAGTCGTAGCGCGCCGTCATTGTGCGACCCTCCCGGCAAAATGCGCCCGGACGAGCACGAAGAAGGACAGGGCGGCGAAGGCAATAGAAGCGAAATCAACCATCGTCCCGGACTCCCTTCACGGAAGTATCGGGCGTAGCGTCATTGCGGGGATCGGCGGCAACCGAGTCCCCGCTTTCACCATCTGCCAATACAGAGGATGAACTGTCATGAGTGAAAACCTGACCCGTGAGGGATTGATCTGGAACGTCTTTATCGCCTTCGCTCAGATCGACGGGAAATCCAGCGGCACGAACTTCCACGGGTGCGGTGCCGATCGGGCATATATCGCCTCGACGCTTAAAGAGGCTGCCCAAACGGTCAATGCCGCAATAAAACCCGAGAAAAAGGGAATGCCCAACTTTGCTAAAGCCCCTCAAGGCGCACCTGGCAGGAGTACGGATTGGCCCGGAGGTTAACCAGTAATCCAGCGCGGCAGCGGCTTCGAGAGTGCTGCCCATACCGCTGTCTCGCACCTGCGGAACGGAGACAGCGGCCTGAAGCGCGGCAATCCTCGTCTTTTCAGACATGCGCCGCCTCCTTCCGCTTGGCGCGGGTGGGGAGGGGCTGGCGGTACAGGTCCGGGCGCAGTTGCTCGCGGGGGATGCCAAATGCTGCCTCGATTGTCGGGCAGTGCTTCGGCGGGATCTCTTTCCAGAGGATTGGCGTCGAGTGGCGAAGGCGAAGCGCTCTTGCCAGCACGGTCGGGCCGCCAACGCGGCTGATGAGTTCTCGTGGCGTCATGCTTATTGTTTGCCACACGAACATTGATGGGCGCAAGCGTTTTGTCTGCCTCACAAACTCATGGAGATACGATATCTGCGATAGTTACTGGATGTTTGACCGAAAGATTTTAGCTGAGCGTCTGCGATCTGCCCGCCTGCAAAAGGCGGCAAGAGAAGGGCGAAAGCTCATCCAGGAGGACGTTGCTGCTGGCGCAGACGTCTCACGGTCTCACGTCGCCAATGCTGAGGGAGGCAAAACGGGGATCAGCCTAGAGGCGGCCTTCAATCTCGCCCAGTTTTACGAGGTTTCCCTCGACTACCTTACGGGCCTTTCGGTTTCTCCTCTCGAACCTCAGAGCCAAGCTCTCAAGGGTGCGGACGAGGTGGTCCTGCTCAAGATGTGGCGAGCTATGAATGAGGGTGAGAGGCAAGCCCTTCTCGCGGTCGCTGAGCGGCTCGCAGCAAAGGCTGACGGAAATGCCGCCTAAAACCTCGGATTCTCCTATGTTCGCTCTGTGTCTCATTGTTGCGAGCATATGAGAACGGAATGGGAACATCAAGCGCATTGTGGCTTAACGCCATAGGTGCGTCGTTGGGAAGTGGACTTGGAAGTGAAAATTACCATAGAGGCGTAATTGAGATATGAATACAGGCGAAGATCACTCCAATCCAGAAGCATCCAACTCCGACCCACATCAAGATGGCAGAACTCCTGAGCGCGATATAATCGCTCGATTTTATAACTCTGCGGCAACCTTCGCAGAAAATGCAGATCCCGAGCGCGAGGAAAACATAACAGAGCGGCAGAACCAAATGTCGCATGAAATATGTGTCCTTTGGTGGTCCAGAGTCGGAGTAATTGTCTCCGGAATAGCAGCCCTCATTAGCGCAATTGTTTTAGGTTTGACGTATTGGCAATCTTCAATTGCGCAGATGGCAGCATTAGATTCGCATAAAGCTCTCGTTGATGTCCAGCGTGCATACTTAAACGAAAAATCGATAACTATTAATCATTTACCGAATGGTAGATATTTAGCAGACGTAACACTAACAAATGAAGGCGCAACCTCAGCTAGAAACGTGAAATTGTACGGAGCCAGCGGTAACTGGACAGTTGACAAAGATGATTACAACAAAACACTTTCCGAAGTGTTCCCAGTAAGGCAGGGCTCAATATCTCCCAAGGGAACCAAACAATTCCGCTTTCAATTTGAAAATGAAAGCGTTGGGCCAAATGGATTTGCAACATTTTCTCATTCTGGACCAAATCAAAGGTACCTAATTTACTATGTATCCTATGATGATATATTTGGAGTTCATCAAAATCTAGAAGCTTGCTACACTTTAAACCCACCCCAAACGCATGAGGCTATACCTGAAACACAAGTTTTTAACGGTAGTGCCTGCCCCGTGCATAATTGCGATGAGAGCGGTTGCAAACCCGGCTTCTTACGGAATTTTTGATTCTGTTTTTGTGCTGCAAGTTGTCCCTGACCACTAAAGTCCACTCGGTTCCCGACGCTAGAAAAGGGACTTATTCAATGCAGAAGTGGCCCCATTTAGTGAACTGACAGATGCCCGGCTCCGGCCGGGTTTCTTTTTGCCCCGATCGAACCCCTGCGGCAGACAGGCTTTGAATAATCGTCACCCACGAATGGAGACGACCATGCCTGACCTTCGAACTGCCTGCGGCCAGCCACCAGCCCCGCCGCCAAGCCCTCCCGGACCACCGCACCCCAATCCATACCCGCCGCCGGGTGAGGGGCCGCCACCTATGCAGGAGCCGCCCCAGCCAGTGAGCTGACAGAGACCCGGTGAGAGCCGGGTTTCTTTTTTCAGAAAAATGTTCGTATAGCGAACTTTGTGCTTGCACTGAATAATGTTTGTGTGACACACATAATCCCGCACCGCACAAAGCGGCGAGGGAGAACCACAATGGCGAACCTGCCTGACAATTTCTCACAGAGTGCACGCGCCAACGCTGAGCCTCTGCTGAGCGACTTCGGATTTCCACTTGTCCGGACCATCAATTTCGAGAAGTGGATCGCGTTGTATCCGGGCCCATTCGGCACGGTCCGCAAGCTCCACGATACACCCCACTTTGCAGTGTTCGAAGAACAGACGGGTCTCGGAATTTACGAGAAGATGGCAGATGGCCAACTCCGCAGAGGCCAGATTGCACGTCATAGCAACAGCGACGAGCGCGCCCTGGAGTGGTGCAAAGATTGGGTCGCAAAATATGAGGCCGTGATGTGATGCCTGATATCACCGCCCATGATCTGTCCACGGCTGCGGCCTTACTGCTGAAGGTTCAGGAAATCGCATATCGGATCAGTGACGATCCGGGTGCGGCAGAAGAGCTGAGGCGACTTTCATTTCAATGCGGGGAAGTAGCGCGAACGCTGAAATATCCTCTGCATCAGATCAACCTACCCATCGCCGCCTGACCGGCAAGTAAATCATAGGAATTTCTGAAATGCGTGAAGCAGAAAACGCCCGAAGTGTGTCCAAAGCATCAGTTCCATATCTGGAAATGAAGCGCCGTCAGTTCCGCAAGGCCGCATGCGTGAGCCTGAATGCCGCGGGCCGGGCCGATATGGCGGGCGACCGGGCAGAGCATGACCTGCACTGGCAGCGTTATCTCGATGCCGCGAACATCGCACTCGATACCGACCGGCAGCTCAAGAGCCAGACCGTAGCGGGCCTGTCCCGGATCGTGGCGCGCGTCCTGCGCACGCCTCCTGTCATCGCAGGAAGGGCTTGAGACGATGAACGCACTCACGACGACTGACCAGAATTCGAATGTGCAGGTATGGCGCTCAAGCACAGATGCCGCCTCCATGTGCAAAGAAATCGTGGTCAAGCGCGCAATCAACCTGCAGGGGCGGCGATATGTTCCGGTTGAGGGATGGCAAGCAATCGCCATAGCCCATGGCTGCGTAGCATCCGCCGAAAATGTCCGTACCCTTGATGACGGGGTCAGTGCAGAAGGCATCATCCGTCGCATGTCAGACGGAAAAGAAATCGCCCGCGCCGAAGGTTTTGTGGGGAAAGATGAGCCGGTCTGGTTCGGTGGGAAAACGAATAACGGCAAGATTCTTCCAAAGCGCCCTGACTTCGCTATCCGCGCCATGGCTCAGACACGCGCTGTTTCCCGCGCCTGCCGTTCCGCGTTCGCGCATGTCATCGTTTTGATGGATGTCGGGCTGGAGACAACGCCATACGAAGAAATGGCTGGGGTCTTCGATGTAACGCCACAACGTCAGCAAAGCCCCGAACAGCCGCCGGTAGACCATTTGGGCGTCATCAAGGCATGGGCGGCTCATGCGCAGAGCACGGCCAACATTCTCGCCGTTGAAGAAAAGTGGAAAAGGCGCGTCGGCAAACTCAATGAACAAGGCACGCCAATCCCTAAGGATGTGCAGGAAGCCGCTGAAGACCTGATTGCAGACCGTTATGGCGTTCTGTTCGAACAAGAGCGCCAGCAGGTTGACGCCAATGCAGAAGTCCCGGCTGAGGAGATGCCGGCATGAGCATCCTGTTCTTTGATACAGAAACGAGTGGCTTCCCGAAGCCCGGACTTCCGACCGGTCATGAGGATCAGCCGCATTGCGTGCAGCTTGCGGCCATCCTGACAGACGATCAGGGGCAGGAAGAAGCGTGCGTGAACGTCATCATCCGCCCGGATGGCTGGACGGTGCCGGAAAGGGCCGCAGCCGTCCACGGCATCACGACGGAGAAGGCCGCGCGGTATGGCATCCGCGAGCAGGTGGCATCCGTCCTGTTCTACGACCTGACGAGCCGGGCTGATCTTCTGGTTGCACACAACATCCAGTTTGACCGGCAGATCGTGGCGACCATGTATGCCCGGGCCAAGCGTGCAGAGTGGAAGTTGCCGGAGGCGCAGTTCTGCACGATGGAAGCCGCTACGCCGCTGGTGAACCTGCCGCCGACGCCTCGCATGCGGGCGGCCGGGATCATTAAGCCCAAGGCGCCGAAGCTCGAAGAGTGCATTCAGCACTTTTACGGCGAGACGCTTGAGGGCGCGCATGACGCCCTGGTCGATGTCCGCGCCTGCGCTCGGATCTACTTTGAGATGAAGCGCATGGGAGAGGCGGCATGAAGTGGAAAACGCCTAAGGCGCCCAAGCCATGCAAGTTCCTGCCTGGAGAAGCATTGGTCCTGAGCGGAGATGCACTTTTGGAGATAGCCGAAAGCCACAAGTGGTTTTTCCACGGCGCACGCCTAATGCACTCGGCCGCTTTGAAGAACATGAGCCTGACTGTTGTCCGCGCAAGGATTGCCGATGGGTACATTCGACGCGCCGACCTGAATCCGGACTGGATTGTGTTTGAGCGAGAACGTTTCGCTCGTCTCGATAAGGCATCCAAAGCTGCAATTATTGGAGAGGTGGCATGACCCACCCCCGCGAGATCAACGAGGACCTGAGCGACGTGATTGCGCGCTCCCTCCTCATGGAGCGGATCGAGCGCGCGGCAGCCCTGCCGTGCCTCTCCGACCTCCGACACGACGACAACGAAATCCGCCGTGAGAGCGGCTTGCTGAATGCAGAGAAGTGGAGCGCGTGATGAGCACTGAAACGACGAACAATCCGACTGAAATTACCCTCCTGCGCATTCGCGAATGGGGCGCGTGTGGCGATGGCCGTGACTGGTTCCGTGAAAAGTTTCCGCAGGGTGGAGACTACGGCCTCGTGATGAATGCGCTGTATGACGACAGGCGCTTTGTTGATGCCCAATGGCTGGCGTCGAAGGTCTTTGCAGAAATCAAGGACACGGCCGCCATAGTGGGCAGCGAAGTGAGCGCAATCCAGTCCGCGACGAAGGGCAAAGATGAGAGTGGGAACTACGCCCGGATCGGCAGCAGTGGGGACGACGCCCGGATCGGCAGCAGTGGGGACGACGCCCGGATCGGCAGCAGTGGGAACTACGCCCGGATCGGCAGCAGTGGGAACTACGCCCGGATCGGCAGCAGTGGGGACGACGCCCGGATCGGCAGCAGTGGGAACTACGCCCGGATCGGCAGCAGTGGGAACTACGCCCGGATCGGCAGCAGTGGGTACGGTGCCCAGATCGAGTGCGAAGGCAAGAATGCGGTTGTCGCTTCGGCAGGATGGCACACTCAGGTCACCTTAGGTGAAAACGGCTGCGCCTCACTTGTCTGGCATGACGGCGAACGCTCACGCTTCACGCACCTCTATGTAGGCGAGGATGGCGTTGAAGCTGGGGTTGCGTACCGATTGGACGATGCCGGGAAGGTGGTGCCAGCGTGACCCACACCATACCCACCCTGATCGAGGCGCTGGCCCTCGTGATCCTGTTCCACCTGGCGGCCGGCTCGCGGCCAGGGAGTGTTTGAGATGATCTGGTTTCTCAAGAAAATCCGCCAGTTCTTCACCGAACCAGACGCGGGCCATGACGAAAACTTCGACGATTGGGCACAGAGGATTACGTGGTAATGACCCAGAAAGACCCGACCAATCGCCTTGGTCTGAACGATGGCCGTTGGCACGAAGTCCAGTCCCACCATGCCGGGCTGTCCGCGCCGGACTACGAGTTCGTGTGGAACGGCCATCGGCGGTTGATCCGTGACGTGGCAGCTAGCCGGGGTGCAGCAAAATGACGCAGGAACAGAAGGGCGCAGTTCGGGCGCGGGACGAGCAGATCTCCGATTTTTCTTCCGATCTTCTGGTGGAGAAGCAGTTGAAGAACTCTGTAGTCCTAAAAGACCGACTTCATGTCGAGCTTACTGAAGCCGAAGCCCGAGGCGCAGAGGAACAGCGCCGGAAGGATGCGGAGGATTGCGCTCCAAGATATCAGGTTTGGAACAATAATCCCGGCTTTTGGGATGACTGCCCTGAAGACGAAGAAGACTGGCGATGGGAACACGCAACAGAGGCAGATAGGCGCATCCTCTACACGCGCCCCGCCAACGTCGCCGCGCTGGAAGCACGGATTGCGGAGTTGGAAGGGGAGAATACTACCCTGAAAAGGCGCGTAATAAATGCCGCCGAAAACCTACTGAGCATCGAGACTCCTTGCATGAAAGGAGACAACTTCGCCGTAACGATATGCAGTCATTTTGAAGATTGCGAAGGGGAGCCCTGTGACAACGGATGGCATCCCAAAGCTACGGAAGCATACGAGGAAATAAAAACGGCTATCGCTCGGCATTTCCGCGCCGCCCTCACACGCGAGGGAGGGGTGTGATGCGCTTTCGTATTCGGATGTTTGGAAAGACAGTTGCTTCAGCAGAAGGCGCGTATTCGGAAAGCGAGATCTTCCGATATGTGGCACAGTACCGTGAAGATGGCGAAATCACGGTCCAGTATTGGACAGGAACGCATTGGAAGCGGTGGGCACTATTCTGTCAGTGGCCGATACCCGCAGGAGACCCGGCATGAGCGGGCGGACGGATACGAAACTGCCAGTGCTCGACCCATGCTCTGGTAGCCGGATGTTCTACTTCGACCGCGTAGATCCGCGTGTTTGCTTTGGGGACATCCGGAGCGAGACGCATGAACTGAAGGACCGTTCCAGTTCTGGAGGAAGCCGTAAGCTCATCATCGCGCCCGATCGGATCATGGATTTCCGCGCACTGCCGTTTGCTGCGGAACAGTTCCACCTCGTCGTATTCGACCCGCCGCATCTTACTACCAATGGTGTGAGTGGATGGCTGGCTAAGAAATACGGGAAGCTCGGGGCGGATTGGCGGGAAGACATCCGCAAAGGATTCCAGGAATGCTTTCGCGTTCTGAAACCATTCGGGACACTGATCTTCAAGTGGAACGAGCATGAAATCCCGGTGCGCGAGATACTGGCTCTGACGGATGCCTCCCCCATCTTCGGAAACCGGAGTGGGAAAACATCGAAAACGCACTGGATCGTTTTCCTGAAAGATGAAGCCATGGACGCGGAGGAACGGGGATGAGTGAGGCACTCGAAGAAACTCTGACCTTTCAGGATGTGCTGAACCGCCTCAAAGGCCGCGTCGGACGCACGAAGCTCCGTGAGCACCTGAACCGCGTGCGGGACTTTCATGGAGGCCCCACGCATCGTCGCTGGGGTCACCGCATCATCTTTTACCCGGCGGATTTCAAACGCCTGCTGCTGAGCTTGGAATGTCACTCAAACTCGTCAAACGTGCCAGATCGGAAACCTACTACGTTCGCGGAACCGTCAAAGGACAGAGCATTTACGAAAGCTCAGGAACTTCTGACCTCGAGCAAGCGGAAGAATACAGAGCGAAGCGCGAAGCCGAACTCTGGCAAGAAAGCATCTATGGCAAGCGGTCCGTTGTAACCTTTGCCCATGCGGTCTCTGCCTATGCTGAGGCAGAGCCGCGCTCCGAGGCAACCAAGGCCTATCTGCGTCGTCTGCTGGACCATTTCGGTACCACGCGCCTGGCAGACATCGACCAGATAGCGCTCGACCAAGCCTATCGGCATATTTTGCGTGATGGAGCCGAAGCCAGCCCTGCCACAAAGGTCAGGTCTGTTCTCACGCCTCTGCGCTCCGTTCTGGAATTTGCCGCTGTTCGGAGATGGTGCGAGCGGCCGGCGTTCGACAAACCGCGCATTCCGATAAGCCGGACGGTTTATCTCAGGCCCGAGCAGGTGACGAGCTTGATCGATAACGCGGCGCCACACCTGAAGCCGTTGCTGGTCTTTCTGTTCGGAACCGGTGCGCGCATGTCAGAGGCTCTCGAACTGGACTGGTCTTGCGTCGACCTAAGGGGAAGGCGGGCTGTTGTCTGGCAGAAGCAAGGGAACGAGCGGCATATCGATCTGCCGCCTCGCGTCTGTGCATCGCTGGCGTCTCTGCCCAATCGAGACGGCCGCGTGTTCCGTCCGGTCCGTGCCCGAAAGTCGAGAAACGGGAAGGGAAGGGAAATCGGTCAGGCGTATTCGGAAAATGGACGCACTAGCGGTGGTCAGATCAAATCCGGATGGTCGGTGGCTTGTCGCAAAGCGGGTCTGCCAGGGCACATGCGCGTCTGGATACCCATGGGGCAGGAGAAACCGAAGAGCGTATTCGTTCCGGACGTCACTCCGCATGATGCCCGTCACACCTGGGCAAGTTGGCAATACTGCCTGCACAAGGATCTGATGCGCCTCAAGGCTGACGGCGGATGGGGTAACATCACGACAGTCACCCGTTACGCCAAGGTGATGCCGGAGGCTTACCGGGCCGAGATATTGGAATGGCTGGGCCTAGAAAACTGA